AATCAAACACGGGACGATATCAATAGTCAGGATGGACTTGATCGTGCCGTAAGTTTCTTTGTTCTAAACAAGTGTAGTTTTTCTGGTTTGACCGAGAACAGCACTTTTTCTAAAACTGCTTCTCGTTCTAACTTTTCTTTTATTGGTATTGAGAAACTAAAGAAGTATTCTCAACTTACAGAGAAATGGAAGATTACAAATATTGATTACTCGGAGGTTATGAATGCTCCTGGTGAGGATGTATTCGTATTCCTTGATCCACCTTATGATATCAAAGACTTCCTTTATGGTAAGGACCGTGAGATGCATAAGTTCTTCGATCATGATAAGTTTGCCGAAGATGTATACAAGTGTCCACACGAGTTTATGATTACCTATAATGTGAATGATAGATTGTTGGAACTGTATAAAGATTATCATTTGCGTGAATGGAAACTTCGTTATTCCATGGCACATCGTGGTGAGAAAGGAACTGATGAGAATGTAAAGACAGAACTTCTTGTCACCAACTATCCTACCGAAAAAGAAACTGTAAACGTTCTTGACCTTCTACTTTATGACTGAAAAGAAAATAATGAACTTTTTTGCAAAACTTGATTCCTATGAAGATTATCTTCAGAAAAATCCTTTCCATGAATTATTAGACATTGATTTAAATGAATATGGTAAGGTTCAAAAAAAGTTAGAACATTCAATCTATCGTTCTGTTGATCCAAATTTTAAAGAAGCATTTACTCCAGAACTTGATGATCTGGTTAGATTGCATTACTTGGTCACCTCTAGAAACGTAACCACTATCCTTGAGTTTGGGGTGGGTAAGAGTTCAATTATATTTGATCATGCACTCAATTTAAATAAGCAGAGATGTTCTACTTTTGTTGAAAATAATTTGAGGAGAAGTAATCCATTTCAATGTTTTTCTGTAGATAATAATAAAGAATGGATTGAAGTTTGTAAAAATACTGCAAAAACAAGTCACATCAATTATCATTATTCTCCATGTTCTGTTTCCACTTTTAATGGACGAGTTTGCACTTACTTTGAAAATTTGCCCAATGTTTGTCCTGACCTAATTTATCTAGATGGACCAGACCAATTTTCTCCGAATGGTGATGTGAGAGGAGTTACTACAAATCATCCTGACAGACTGCCCATGTCTGCCGACATTCTTGCAGTAGAGCATTTCTTATTGCCTGGTACTCTTATAGTTGTTGATGGTAGAACTGCTAATGCCAGATTCCTTAAGTCTAACTTACAAAGGAATTGGTCTTATTATCATGAGGAGGTTTTTGATCAACATTATTTTGAATTGGCAGAAACACCACTTGGAGTGTATAATAAGAAACAGATTGATTTTTGTTTGGGTGATGATTATTATGAAAGAATTAGGTAAAGATGTATGGAACTGAAAGACTGGCTCAACTCTATCAATCAAACTAAGAAGCATTTGATTGATGAAGATCCTTCACTCGAAAAAGAATATCCTCCTTATATTATCAATCGTTGTTTCTCTGGACATCTTGATACTTTGATGTTTGTCAATGAGATGAATAAGTATAATTTCCTTCCTAAAAGGTTACAATACGACTTCCTTATAAATATTGTGAGGAAAAAGAAGAGATTTTCTCCCTGGCTCCGACAAGATAAGATCAAAGATCTAGATTATGTCAAACGTTATTATGGTTATAGTAATGAGAAGGCAAAACAGGCTTTGAAAATTCTAACAAAAGAACAACTTAATTTTATTAAATCAAAATTTGATACTGGAGGAAAAAGATGAGTGTTGTTAGAGAAGCTGAAGTGAAGTGGACACCAGACCAAATGGTGGAAGTGGTTCTAGGAGAACCAGATGACTTTCTGAAAGTTCGTGAGACTTTGACTCGTATCGGAGTTGCGTCTAGAAAGGAAAAGAAAATCTATCAGTCCTGTCACATTCTGCACAAACAAGGAAGATATTACCTTGTGCATTTTAAGGAATTATTTGCCCTTGATGGTAAACATGCAAATCTAACATTGAATGATGTTCAGAGACGTAATCGTATTGCACAACTACTTGCCGACTGGGGTTTAGTTGGTATTGTAGATGCCGATAAAATTCAGGACATCGCACCACTCAATCAAATTAAGGTTCTTGCATTTAGAGATAAACAAGAATGGATCCTTGAGACCAAATACAATATTGGGTCGAAGAAGAAAAGGACAGAGGAAACCGAATAATAATCTACGGAGTTCAACACTCCGTTTTTTTATGTTATGATATAAATAATGATGGATGCCTTCGGGGTCCACAAAACACAAACTCGCTTTTAAAGGAGCTAAGAATCATGGGAAACCTTGCACGGTATACTGCTGCGGACCTACCTGCGTTGATGGAACGCATAAATAGGAATAGCATAGGAATGGATGAATACTTCGATAGGTTGTTTAATCTCCACGAAACAACGAAGAATTATCCACCATTTAATCTAGTCACGGTCAGCAACGTAGAATCAAGACTAGAACTTGCACTTGCAGGATTTAGAAAAGCAGAAGTAAATGTCTACACACAAGACGGAAAACTCTTTGTCGAAGGACAGAAAGAGGATACCGAATCAGAAACCACTTATGTCCACAGAGGAATGGCTCAACGATCTTTCACCAGATCTTGGACACTGGCAGAGGACACGGAAGTTAGATCAGTTGAATTTGAGGATGGGTTGTTAAGTATTGTTCTGGGAAGAATTGTACCCGAACATCATCAAAAGAAGGTCTGGTTCTAAATAAAGTATATCGTCGCCGCAGAGGGATAACTGGCAAAAACCAGTTGACATCCCTCTTTTTTATTGCTATAATGATTTGAGGTAAAATTTAAAAATGTCAATTAAACTTGCTGTATTAAAATCTGGGGAAGACATTATTGCAGATGTCAAAGAACTTATTGTTGAAGAGAATATAGTTGGATATCTTTTTGATAATCCACATGCAGTAACTTCTGGTAATAATATCTTTAGAGAAGAAGGTTCGGATGAAGGTCAAATTCAAATCTCTCTTCGACCATGGTTAATCTTATCTAAAGATACGCAAATCCCTATTCGCCCGGATTGGTTAGTCACAATTGTTGAACCTGTTGATATGTTAATTAAAATCTATGAGGAAAAAGTAAATGGACAAAGTGATCAAAGTAATTCTACTGATGAGCAATCAAATTCTGATCAGTCAGATTGAGGAAGTATCAACAGAACTTGGAGAACCTGATTGTAGATTGATTGAACCATTTTTATTGAATCAATCAAGTCTCACACTTTCTCCTTGGTTGATTGATTATACTTCTGATAATAGGTATATGATTTCGTCGGATAAGATTCTGACTCTTGCCGATCCAAATTCAGAACTTTTGGAAAAATATATTAAACTTACTAAGTAATGAGAGTCCTAAGCATTGATCTGGATTACATCATGGGTCCAGTCATCGAACTTTATAATGGATTAAAGTATAATGATAATCCAACAATAAGATGGGAACAATTTTTTAATACTACTGATTTTAATGAAAGTCATTTTCGTATTGATCAATCAAATCTATTGTTTTGTTATAATACTTTTTTAAAGGCACTTCGCAATTGCGATAGTGTCTCTTTTGGTTATGAGCACGATTCTATTCTATTCAGTATTGCCGAGCATGAAAATATTGATCTAATTAATATAGATCATCATGATGATGTTTTTGGTGGAGATTATACTGGAGAGATGCCTGATGAAGAAGCTTATCAGATTGAGTTTTATGAATTATTGAAACATGACAGGGTTCATGAAGGAAATTGGGGTGCTTGGTTAGGTGGAAAGGAAAAGTTAAATTCTTTTACTTGGATTGGCAATAAGAATAGTGGTAATAAGATACGCAATAAATTTAATGCCGAGGTAGTTCCTAACTATCAAAATGTAGAGAAAGAAGATTATAAGTTTGATAATTATAATTTTGACCACATCTTTGTGTGTATGTCACCGCAGTATATTCCTCCAAATCACTGGCATTACTTTTCTATGTTTATTAGTGCATTTGAGGAGTTTACCGGAAAGGATGCTATAATATACACAGAGAAATTTGAAACCAACATTCGTCATCAAAGGATCCATAATGAGATTTTACACCAACGTTCAAATGGTCGGTGACCACTTTTTGGTTCGAGGATATGAGAACGGAAGGCACTTTGCTACAAGAGAAAAGTTTTATCCTACATTATTTGTCCCTTCTAATAAGGAAACAAAATATAAAACTCTTGAGGGAGACTATGTTGAATCAATAGATCCGGGAACTGTTCGTGATTGTAGAGAGTTCATCAAGAAGTATGACGGTGTAGAAAACTTTAAGATCTATGGTAATGATCGATACATCTATCAGTATATTTCTGAGATGTATCCAGAAGAAGAAGTCAAATTTGATACTACAAAGATCAAAATATCTACGATTGACATTGAGGTAAAGACTGAGAATGGATTCCCTGATGTAGAGTCTGCCGCAGAAGAGGTTCTTCTTATTACTGTGCAGGATTATACTACCAAACAGATTCGTACTTGGGGTCAGGGACCATTTAATAATAAGCAAGAGAATGTTATCTACAAAAGTTTCAGAACAGAATATGAGTTACTGAATGACTTTATAAACTGGTGGATGATTGAGACTAATACTCCTGAAGTTGTGACTGGATGGAATAGTGAACTGTATGATATGCCTTATTTGGTGAGGCGTATTGATCGCATTCTTGGTGAGAAGTTAATGAAACGACTTTCACCTTGGGGTTTGGTAACTGAACGTGAGACTATTGTAATGGGTCGTAAACAGATCTCTTATGATGTTGGGGGTATTACGCAACTTGATTATCTAAACCTGTATAAGAAGTTCACTTATAAGGCACAAGAGTCTTATCGGTTGGATTACATTGCGAGTGTAGAACTCAATCAAAAGAAACTTGATCACTCTGAGTTTGATACTTTTAAAGATTTCTATACAAAGGGGTGGCAGAAGTTTGTAGAATACAATATAATTGACGTGGAACTTGTTGACCGTATGGAAGACAAGATGAAATTGATTGAACTCGCAATCACTATGGCATATGATGCTAAGGTGAATTATAATGATGTGTTTTATCAAGTTCGTATGTGGGATGCGATCATTTACAATTATCTCAAAAAGAGAAACATTGTAATTCCACCCAAAGAACGTTCAGACAAGGATGCTAAGTATGCAGGTGCGTATGTTAAGGAACCGATTCCGGGAAAGTATGATTGGGTTGTGTCTTTTGACCTTAACTCTCTCTACCCTCACCTTATTATGCAGTACAACATCTCCCCGGAGACACTCAGAGAGACCAGGCACCCATCAGTTACCGTTGATAAGATACTTAATCAGGAACTGACCTTTGAACTGTATAAGGACAGTGCAGTGTGTGCTAATGGTGCCATGTATCGTAAAGATGTCCGTGGGTTTCTACCTGAACTGATGGAGAAGATTTATAAGGATCGCACCATCTACAAGAAGAAGATGCTTATTGCAAAACAAGATTATGAAAAAACTCCGACTAAGGCATTGGAAAAGGAGATTGCACGATGCAATAACATTCAGATGGCTCGCAAGATTCAACTCAACTCTGCATATGGTGCTATCGGTAATCAATATTTCCGTTACTACAAACTGGTCAATGCGGAAGCGATTACGCTTTCTGGTCAAGTCTCTATCCGTTGGATTGAGAATAAGATGAACGGATTTCTAAATAAGATTTTGCAAACCGAAGAAGTCGATTATGTTATCGCATCTGACACTGATTCAATCTATCTTAATATGGGACCTCTTGTTGATAAATTTCTTAGTCATAAGTCTGACGATAAAACAAAAGTTGTTCAGTTACTTGATAAGATCTGCGAAGACAAGTTGGAACCGTTCATTGAACAATCTTATACGGAACTTGCGGATTACGTTTCGGCATATGAACAAAAGATGATTATGAAACGTGAGAATATATCAGAACGTGGTATTTGGACTGCAAAGAAAAGATATATTCTCAACGTATGGAACAGTGAAGGGGTTCAGTATTCTGAACCTAAACTTAAGATGATGGGTATTGAGGCAGTCAAATCATCCACTCCTGCACCGTGTAGAACGATGATTAAGGACGGTCTCAAACTCATGATGAGTGGTACTGAAGAAGAAGTAATTGACTTTATTGATAAATGTCGTAAAGAGTTTAAGGCACTTCCTCCAGAACAAATTGCGTTTCCTCGTTCAGTATCGGATGTTGTGAAGTATAGATCTTATTCTGATATCTATTCCAAGGGAACGCCTATTCATTGTCGTGGAGCACTATTGTTCAATCATTACATTAAGGAGAAGAAACTTGATAATAAATACTCACTTATCAATAACGGTGAGAAAATCAAGTTCATTTATCTGAAGAAACCAAATATTATTCAGGAGAATGTCATCTCATTTATTCAAGACTTTCCACATGAACTCGGTCTTGACAAATACATAGATTATGAACTACAATTTGAAAAGAGTT